CGACTCGAAAGCGAGGATCATCCGAGCATGTCGGCGGCCGCTAGTTTGGATCTTGATTTGCTGTCTGCGCAGTTACTAGCGCTTGCCGCAACCGAGAACTTTAGACGAGCAGGGTCGTTATCCTAGACCCTATCCACTTCACTCTTCCTAAGGAGCTACCATGGGAACGAAGGACAAAAAACGGAGTATCGAAAAGTTCGATACGGATATAGCCGGAAGACGTATTTTCCAGGCTATGGTCAGAGATTTCCAAACTTTTGAGGGTTCGGATTTTGCGGTGACGGCATCTACTGCGTTTGCCAAAGGAATCCAAGAGTATAGGGATTATGAGTACCCCACCCTAGGTGAAGTTGGCGTCGGACGCTTTAAGCGCTGGCACCAGTTAGCTAACTTGTTTAAGAAGTATAGGTTCAAAAAGGATCGGTATACGGATGATGAATTGACTGTTCGTACTGTAACATCGTACATCGACAGTCAGGATGTCTTCTGTAGGCCCATGCACATGTCCGCGCTTAGTTTTGCGGTGGTGCAAGAAGCCCGTCGTATAGCAAAAGCTATATTGGGGTCAGTAAACCTGATTGAGATCCGCGATAATTGCACTTTTGGGAAACGTTCCAGTATCGGATGTGGGTATAAGGATGCTTATATAGATCACAAACTATCTACATACGAATCTTTTACAGGAACACGTGAAAGCGCTGAGTGGTTTTTTAAACACTACCTCCCGGGTGATGTTACTTTGGAGAGAGTCGTAAGAAGACTTTCGCGAAAATGCGACGGTCAACTGCGTCTAGCGCACGAAACTCTGACATTGGTTGATGTGCCGAAAAGTTGGAAAATTAATCGACTCATTACCCCGTTAACGCTCATACAGTTGTTTCATACGTATGGCATTGGACGGACTATTACGAGTCGGTTAAAAGATTATGGTTTGGACATTGCAAGACTTCAGCATGTCCATCAGAACCTGGCGCAACGGAACTCAGTGACGAGAAAATCTGTCACTGCTGACCTCTCGCGCGCTAGCGACTCTATATCATCAGAGTTGCTTAATCGTGTACTCCCTAGATCGTGGTATAGGTTGTTAAAACCTTGCTTCGTGAGGAATGTTGTACCTGTGGAGGGCATAGTTGCCCACACGGCTAGCATACTTCCGATGGGAAATGCAGCTACTTTTCCACTGGAGACTTTGGTCTTCTACTGCTTAAGCAAGGCAGTCGGCAATCTCGCGAATGTGCGTGGCGTTTACTCAGTGTACGGGGATGATCTTATATATCCCAGTCGAATCCATAAGTATGTTGCGCATGTTTTTCCTTTGCTCAACATTAAACTGAATTTGGAGAAGACGTATGCTGCAGCGCATTTTCGAGAATCTTGCGGTGGTGATTTCTACCATGGCAAAGATGTTAGGCCCTTTTTCTTGCCGGGCCAGCATCAAATGTTCTCGCGAAAACAATACACTAGTTTTTTGTATAAGTGTATCAATGGCTTACGCAGACGTTGGGCAGACGAGGAGATCCCGAATACGATAAAATGGTTGCTGGTTGAACTAGCCGCCATTACTAACTATCGTGTTTGTCAGGTTCCACCTTATTTTCCCGACACGGCCGGTGTAAAGCAGGATGAACCTGTTTACGGCGGTCTATACCCGTGGTCTCCAGTTGTTCGCCAGTTTCCAGGCTGTAAGGCTTGGAAGTTCACGTATCTGAGAGAAGTCTCCGCAAGGAGACCTATCAAGGAAGAAGACATGTACTACTGGTTATGGCAAACAGGTGATACGGATGAAGCGTTTAACACATGGAATGACCATCAAGAGATTTTTGGCTGCATGCTCACGCCTGTAGCAAGCTCGTTACCTGCGATACAACGCAAATACGACAAAGAATCGCAACAATGGATCCATTCTGTGGCCAGTAAGTCGAGGACCTCCTTTATCAACCAACCGGGTTTAGTTTTCATCTGGAC